TCCAGTAACAGCCAAAAAGATTTATGATATGGGTGTTGATGAATATATACGCACGGTACAAATACCTATTAGTGATGATTTGAAAAAAAAGTTTAATAATGAAGACGAGTTACAAGAATATATTGAACAACAAAGACAAAATATTCATGATAACTATGAAAGAAATACTAAATTAATTAACTTGGATTTTATTCCAACTAATATTAAGAACGCAATAATGGAAGCATATAACACACACGAAATAAAAGATATTCTACCAAAAAAAGTTATTAGATTTTTCGCTAAAAACAAATTAGCAAAATATATGACAGATTGGAATGATTTATCGGTGTTATTTAAAAAATTAAAATAATGGCTAATGAAGAAAAATACCAACAGGGTGAATATACACCTCTCCATAGAGAAAAATGGAAAGGTAAAGGTTTGCCTTTTTTCAGAAGCTCATATGAACGAAAAGTGTTCTATTGGGCAGACACAAGTAAGAATGTTTTGGCGTGGAATGTAGAAGCTGTTGCTATTCCTTATTTGTATGAAGTTGATGGTAATGTCCATAGATACTATCCAGATGTTTTTTGTCAGGTTAGGTTAGAAAATGGTGAAATAGCTAAGTATGTATTGGAAATAAAACCATACAAACAAACTATTCCTCCAGAAATTCCTAAAAATAGAAACAAAAAACGTGTTGATAGATATAAATATGAAAAATTATTATATATTAAAAATCAAAATAAATGGACGGCTGCTCAAATTTATTGTAAAAAATATGGTTGGAAATTCAGAATACTAACAGAACGAGACATATGGAAAAATAGATGGATATAAACGAAAACTTTTTAAAAACTAATATATCCAGTGAAAACTGGCAGAAAAAATATCAATATGAAGCAGAAACACAACTCGGAACATTTAAAAGAGTTGCATGGGAGTTAGCTCAAGGTGAAGATGACTCAAAACGTTGCTATGAAGCGTTTCTTAAAGTGTTAATCAGATTTGATAAAAATGGACAACCACTTGGAATTAAATGTAGCCCAGGTGGTAGAATTACAACAAACATAGGTACGAATTATGCCAATGCTACGCTAATGAATTGTTTCATTAATGGGCCTGTTAAGAATGCAAAAATTACTTACATAAGAGCCAATGAACATTTTAGTAACGAAATTAGTATTGAATCAGCAAATACGCCTGATGATTTGGTTAATATATTCTTGACTATACTTGAACAAGCTAAAACATTAGCAAGTGAAGGTGGTTATGGAATAAACTTTGATTTTATACGTCCTCGTGGCTCGATAATCAAAGGAACTGGGATTAGACATCCTGGTGTTATATCGTATATGGAAGTATTCGATAGCGTTGCTGGTTGTATCGTTAAAGGTGATAATGATGGATATGAAGATTCTATCAAATGTCATTTGACTAAAGAACAACATGATGAATATTTTGGTATAATTAATAAAATGGCACGAAAAGGTGCTATGATGGGATGTCTTAGTGTTGACCATCCTGATATCGAAGAATTTATCAGAGCTAAACAAGAAGCTGGTAAATTAACAAAATTCAACATTAGTGTTGCTGTCACAGATAAATTTATGATTGCTGTTGCTAATGATGATATGTGGGATTTAAAATGGAAAGACCAAGTTGTTAAGCGTGTTAAAGCTAAAGACTTATACAATCTTATCATGAAATCCTCATATAATAGAAACGAACCAGGAATTGTTTTTGTTGATAATATGGATAAAAACAACCCAATCAGTTACTTAGGCAAGTGCAACGCCACAAATCCATGTGGAGAAATACCAGGAAATCCTGATATGAGTACTGTATGTTTACTCGGTTCATTGAACTTAACACAGTATGTTTATATAGAAAATGGTAAACCAATTTTCAATTGGACTTCGTATTGTCATGATGTGATGTTATACACTCGTATGTTAGATAATGTGTGTGATTTAACAGAATTACCTCTTCCATCTTATGCGTGGGCTGTTGAAAACCTTAGACAGTTTGGTATGGGATTAAATGGTTTAGGTTCTATGTTATTAATGATGGGAATACCTTATGATTCTCCCGAAGCAGTTAGAATTGTTGAAAAATTGACTCGTGAGAAAGAAAATCTTACAATGCAAGCCTCAGCTATGCTTGCTCATGAAAAAGGTAGTTATCCATTATTTGATTATGAAAAATTTAGTCAAACTGAATATTTCAAATCGGATAGACTTAACGGTAAAACAAAAGCTATGATTAAAGATTGGGGATTACGTAATGCCAAAACAACAACTAATCCACCTCTTGGAAATTCAAGTGTTGTGTGTGATTATGTTAGTAATGGCATAGAGCCAATTTTTGCATTGGAAAACATCAGAAAAGTCGTATGTCAATGGCCTGAAGGTTTAAATTCACAAACAGTGAAATCAACATTCAAAAAACGAGACAAAAAAGACCATAGTTATTGGGAAGGGGAGTATGACGGTAGAATGTACTATTATGAGCCTCATAACCGTGGATTATGCGAAGTTTATGTTGAAAGGGACTATGGATATCAATGGTTAATTGATAACGGTATAGAGCATGATAAGGACGTTTATAAGACAACTGATAAATTAGACCTTGACGCTCATTTGAATGTTCAAGAAAAAGTACAGTATTATTGTAATCAGAGTGTAAGTAAAACAATTAATATTCCAAATAAATTTAGTTTCAAAAAATTTAAAGAATTATATGTTAATGCTTGGAAACGTGGACTTATTGGTGTTACTACTTATAGAACAGGTACAATGGAATCAGTTATTGACCGTATGGGTGAAGCTGATGAAAAAAGAGAAATATTAAAAGATGGTGTTAAATTACCAGACACATTTATTAATGGTCCAATGACGACTTTCAAACGTGAAAAAACGAAATTTTATATCAATTTTTCATATTTGCCAGAAGATACGGAATTAAAATATCCTATCGCTCTTTGGATTCAAACTAATAATAAAAATGAATTACGTGCAGTGAATAAAGCATGTAAAAGTTTAATAAAATTAGCTAAAGAATGTGGAATTAAAGAAAAGATTATAGATGAAACCTGGGAGAAGTGTTTAGATGGTGGTGCTCCAAGTAGACTTGGGAGAAGCATTTCATTATGTCTTAGACACAATATACCCAGTGAAGATATATTACTTGCTATGAGGAATATAGAAGGTGATAATGTTAGTACATTATTGACATACGTTCGTAAATTTATAGGTGAGACTGTTCCAAACGGAACTAAAGTTACTGGTATGGTATGTCCAGAATGTAAAGGTGATAATATTAATTTTCAATCGGGATGTTTTGTTTGTTCTGATTGTGGTTTTACAGGATGTGGAGCGTAAATATGAAAGCAACATTTAACAGAACAGAATTTATAGAAGAAATTTAATTGAATTGGTGTCTTCGGGCACCACAGTTTATAACAGGAGTTATTTATGATAAGTTTTACAAAAGTACCTGAAGATGGTGAAACATATTCAGTTCTTATTCAAGAAGAAAACGAAAGTAACAAAACAATAACAGAATTATGTGAATTATTTCAACGTTTTTTAGTATCATGTGGATATAAATTTGAACAAGACCAGCATATTGGTGTTACCGATGATATCTCAGATGAATTCGTTAATATTATCGATGATGATGATGATGAATGTTGAGCTTGTGATGATATGTGTGATGATGATGATGATGAATTTGGACCACTATTTGAAGATGATGAAGATGAAATAGGTTTAGAGATTTCAACAGAAGAATTTAATAAATTAGCAATATTAGCTCATGATGAAGATATTACATTAAATCAGTTAATCACACGAATATTAAGAGATTTTATTGATATTAAAGAAGGTGAAGAGTATACACCAGAAACATTAAATCAAATAGTTGAAAAATTAAGAGAAACATTTCCAGAGTTAGAAAAAAATGATAATACGACATTAAAAGATTTTAAACTACCAAAATTGAAGGTTGGAAAAGAAGAACGTCGTAAAGAATCGTGTGAAGAGCGTCCATGTCTTGCAAACGATGATGGTTCTAAAAAATATGTGTTGGGTGATGACTAATGAACATTACTCGTAAAGTAATGGATTGTATTCACGAAAATAATAACATTTGGGGGGATTTCCTGGATAATAACATTTGGGGGGATTTCCTGGATTTCCCTATTAATGTTGTTGATGAAGCTATTGAAGAAATCCATGAATATATTAACATAAGAAGATGTTTAGGTGAAATAGGTAAAATTTGTAGACCTGCTGTAGAAATAGGTAAAATTTCTCATGTTGTAACAAAACTATATAGAGAAGGTAATAGTGTATATGCTGAAATAGAAATATTAGATGTACCACAAGGCAGAATATTAAAATGTTTAGCAGATGATGAAGACATTATATTAAAACTTAGACCTCGTATGAGTGGTGTATCACACAACGGTATATGCACAGAATTACATTTTACTACTATTGATGTTGATTGTGAACCAACATCACCAGATGTTGACTTATATAAGAATATAAACGGTTTAGTGGAGACAATCATACAACAAGCAGAAAAGGTGGCTTTACTACAAAAAAATATAAAAACTTATTTAATAGAAAATCCATTTGATGATATATCAACCGAAGAGTTTATTAAGAAAATAAAAAGTGGTGATATCACAGTGACGTTTCCAAAAAAAATAGATTTGGAGAAAAAACCTAATAGATATGAAAAGGGTGCTAAAGATATAGAAGATAAAACATATTACAGCATAATTCCTTTTCGTGGAATAAAAAAATTTATAGAAGGTAACGATGAAAATTTATAAGAATGAAGGCAAATTTGAAGTATTAAGTAAAACAGATGATGTGATTTGGCAAATAGCCAATGCAGCTAGAGTTTGTTATAAGAGTTTCGACAAACAAACACCTGAAAATGATTTGAAACTCGTAAAGAATTTACTTAATAGAAGTCATTATGCGATGATAGAGATGGCCCAATTAACAGTAAAATTCAGCCAAATAAGTCGTGGTGTAACACACGAACTTGTTAGGCATAGACTTGCATCATTTGCTCAGGAGTCAACAAGATATGTTAATGAAAGTGATTTACATGTTATTGTTCCACCTCATAAAGATGAAGATGTTGAAAATATTGGTTTATGTGTTCAAGAATTTGACGATATTTCATTATCTGATTGGTTTCAACATAATGAAAACACTTATCGTGAATTATTAAAATCAGGATATAAACCTGAAGATTGTAGGCAGGTGCTTCCTATAGCAACAGAAGCTCCGATTGTTATGAGTGCCAATTTAAGAGAATGGATTCATGTGTTTGATATGCGAACATCAGAATTTGCTCATTGGGAAATCAGAGCAGTGATGTTAAAGTTATTAAAATGGTGTAAAGAAAACATTCCTCTTATTTTTGATGACTTTCATTTCTTTACGACTAAAGATGGAAAAAAATATGCAAGACGGATAGTATCAGATTTTAAAATTAAAGATGATATTAAACATATAATTTTATCAAATCCAGAAAAAAAGGATGAATTGATTAAATATATTCAAGTATTATAAGAAGATATATAAATATAAGTAGAGTGTGTGGGACAGAGATTAATTACCTTTTTCTTGCCTGATTTCAAGAATTACCTATCACTCCTCACTTAAATTTATACCTAATCAGGAGGTCTTCTTATGTCAAAACGAATGACAATTCAGGAATTTATAGAAAAAGCTAAATCTGTTCATGGAAATAAATATGATTATAGTTTAGTATCATTCAAAAACAATAAAAGTATAATAAAAATAATATGTCCGATACATGGTGTATTTGAACAACGTTTATCTGTTCATATTCATCATAAATGTGGATGTTCTGGATGTTCAAAAAACAAAAGAATTGATACAAATGAATTTATTAAAAAAGCTAAATTAATACATGGTGATAATTTTGATTATTCAAATGTCGAATATATTAATAGTAAAACCAAAATACATTTAACATGTAATATATGCGGAGAAGTTATATATCAAGAACCAACATCCCATTTAAGAGGGGCTAAATGTTCTGGTTGTAACCATAATAAAAAGATGAATAATATTGATTTTATTAAAAAAGCAATTATGATTCATGGAAACATGTTCCATTATGATAAAATAGATTATAAAACCAGTAAATCATTATTAGAAATAACATGTAATGTATGTGGTACAAAATTTAAACAAAGAGCTAGTGCTCATCTATCAGGTCAAGGATGCCCGATGTGTAAAATTTCACATGGAGAACGTATAGTTGAAAAAATATTAATTGATTTTAATATTAATTATGAGCGAGAAAAATCATTTGATGATTTAAAAGACAAACAGCGATTGAGATTCGATTTTTATTTACCAAGTCATAATGTTTGTATTGAATATGATGGAGAACATCATTACAAACCTGTTGATTTTGGATATAACACACCAATGGAGATATTAAAAGAAAATTTACGAATCGTAAAATTACATGACAAGATGAAAAATGAATATTGTATAAATAAAAATATAAAATTAATACGAATTAACAAAAACAACCCTGAGCAACGACTTAGGAAACAATTAAAAAAAAGGATTTTGAAAAATGGCAGCAACAGGTAAAAAAGAAACACGAATGGTAGTACCGTTTAAAAAAATGCACGAAGATGCTGTATTACCAAGTTATGGAACAGTAGGTTCTGCAGGAATGGATTTAACAACAACAACAGACCCAGTATATGGAAAGAAGTTTATTGAGTATAAATTTGGGTTTGCTATGGCTGTACCAAAAGGTCATGCCGCATTTATATTTCCTCGCTCATCAATTTCAACGAAAGATTTGAATTTATGTAATGCTGTAGGAATCATAGATAGTGATTATCGTGGTGAACTTATTGCGCGATTCAACATAAACATGCCTACTGGTGATAGTTCTGTATCATTTCATAATGTTATGGATTTTTGCCAAAAGCAATCATTGCCAACAGAAGAGGTATTTAAAGTATTTAATGGATTCGATAAATTCAAAAAAGGCGATAAAATACTTCAGATGGTAATAATGCCAGTTCCAAAAGTAGAAGCTGCTTGGGTTGAAGATTTAGATAAAACTAAACGCGGAGAGGGTGGATTTGGCTCAACCGATTAATGTTGTGTTGGAGTTAGATAATGGGAATAAACAGATATATCATTTAGGTGGTATGTCTTTATTTCCACGTTGGCTCAATGATATGAATGAGTTATACGAACGTAGAGGTGAGAAAATTTTGGGATATTTAATTATATTTAAAAAAAATATTAATAAAGTCACTATTTTCTAAAAAAATGGTATAATTGTAGTATGATATCAAAATTATACATATGTTTATAAAAATGGAGTTGAAAATTGAAGGCAATAAAATATAATTTGGAGTTTTTTAATTTATTGAATGATTTGACAAAAATCAACAAAGAATTAATTATTGATGTGGACAAAGAAAACAAGAAAGTTGTTGTGTCACGAAAAGATGGGGAAGGTCTGTGTGCTTTTATATTAACCGTACCAGAGGAATATTTTGGTATAGAAGAGTCTATTACTATTTTTAGATATGATGAATTCTATAAATTTTTAAGAATGTTCAAATCTCCTGAGATTGAAGTGGATTTGAGAAAATCTAACAAAATGAAAATAACTGACGGTGGTTCAAAATTTCACTATGTATTGGGTGGTAATGTTCTTGAGCCAGGACCAAAAAATCCAAAATTTGAAGATTTTGATTTTGAGTTTGAATTAAATGCTGATTCTGTATCAGAATTAGTAAAGATGAAAAGTTTAATTAAGGATTCGAGATATGCTTCATTTACATGTAAAGATGATGAAGTAAAAATTAAAATTTTTATGAAAGAAGATGATAATACCTTCGAAACTACATTTCCTGCCACAAATAATGGTAATACCAAAGAATTAGAATTTAATATGTTTGTTGATTTCTTTGATAAGTTACCATTGAGACGTGACTACACAGTAAAAATAGTTGACCCTGGTTATTTAACATTTCATTTACAACACGATGAGATAGATTTGAATATTTATACATCATGTACTATTCACTAAGGGTAATAATATGCAAGAAAATTCGGAAAATTTAAATTTATCTGTTGGTACTAATTATCAGTTACCAGAAGATAAAGATGCGTATATAGATTTGGGAACTAATGAGGTTGTTAAACCAGAAGAGTTAGACCCATTTGAAATTATTAAAAAAGTAGCTGAAAAGATTGGTAAACCTATTAATGACCCAAAAGAAAACTGTAAAGATTGTTGGGGAAGAGGATGGACGGCTCGTGATGCTAAAACAAAACATCCCATCCCATGTGGTTGTATATATCCTCCAGATACAGACGAGGAAAAACAATACAAAGCAACTCTCGAATATAATTATCAGTTTATGAGTCGTAAAGAAAAAAGAAAAATGGGTCGTAAGATGGCAAAGTTGTCAAAAAAAAGAGAAAAACAAGCAGAACAATTAGCAATAAAAAAAATAATGAAAGATGAGGAAAATAAGAAAAATGAAGGAAAAGATAGTAAGTAAATTACTTCCTGAAAAATATCGTCCACACACACTTGATAAAGTTATTTTACCAAAACATCTACAAAAAAAGTTTGTTGGTATCATCAAGACTAAAGAAATACCTAATATGTTATTTTATTCAAGAAGTCCTGGTTGTGGTAAAACATCAGTTGCTAAAATAATTGCAAATCATTGTAATTATGAGTATGACTATATTAATGCATCTATGTATAGAAGTATTGACATGCTCAGAACAAGGGTAACAAGATTTGCAGAAACACAACCTTATATGCCAGGAACGAATACACCAAAGAAACGTTTAGTTATACTTGATGAGTTCGATGGAACAAAAGCTGATTTCCAAGAAGCAATGAGTGTGTTGCTTGAGGAATATGAGGACAAGTGTAGATTTATTACTTGTTGTAACTATTTATATAGAATTAGTGACAAATTATTATCTCGTTTCGAACCAATAGATTTTAATTTTGGTGACGAAAAAACAAGACAAGAAATGTATTTACCTATATGTAATAGATTAGTAACAATATTAACAAAAGAAGATATTCCGTATGATAAACCTGTCATCAAGGATTTGATGCTCAAGTGTTATCCTGATATTAGAAATATGGTTAAATTAATCGGTCTTTCTAACACTATGTATGGAAAATTATCTGCAGAAATATTAAAACGGAGTATTATCGACGATATTTTTTATAAAAATATACTAGATAGAAAATTTAGAGAAAGTCGTAAGTATGTAATCGAACATGATATTGATATTAGTAATATATACACTCTTATTATGAGAAATGTATTAGATAACAATGCAATTGAAGATAAACAGATAAAATTTCAATTATATATCGTATTAAATCAATATGCGGTTAGTCATGCCGATGCACCAGACAAAGAACTTAACTTTGCAGCGTGTTTAATAGAAATGTTTAGTATTATGGGAGATGATGATTAATGGACGTGAATGTAATAGTACCAAGAATAAACGATAAGATATTTAATTCGTGTTTAGCACCATCACTACATAAGTTTAAATTATGTTGTTTTCAAATAGCAGATAAACCAAACGAACCAAAACAAACAATAACACAAAAATATAATATATTTGTCACAACAATGCGAGATAATGAACAGAATCCTATTAATGATGATTCAATTTATGTATTTTTGCATGAGGATGTCAATATATTAGATAATTTATTTGTTGAAAAATTAAATATGATTTTTAATGATAAACCAGATGTTGGGGTTGTTGGTATTGTTGGTGTTGAAGAATTAAAAAATGATACAAAATGGTGGTTAGATAATGAAAATAAATCAGTGGGTCATCTCATTGCAGGTTCAGATAGCGGACAAATTGGGAACGCTAAACATGCTAT